GAAATGTTTGACATTACGACTGCATGGCGTAAAGACTGGGAGGGTTCTGTATGACGGAACAGGAACTCACGGACTTAGTGAATGACTTGCGTTTCCAAGTTAATGCCCTGAAACAACGAGTGGAAGACATTGTTGTTATGACTGGGGCTAACACCAACGGCTATTACGATTTAAAAACAAAACTAAACGAACTGGTAAAGAATGACAAGGAAACAACTTCAAATGACTAAACATGAAATGATTAGTTTTTTACGCATGGCGGCAGTTGATGAGAACACAATTACCGCTATGAACAACGCCTTTGACATGGGCGTAGAGAACGAAAGGGACATAAATTGTTCCATCATCTTTGGCATGATCGACGACCACGCTAAAGCCCAATCAATAGTAGACACCATCCGAATAAGGGAGTGAAAAATGACGGATCAAGAAAAGTTAAACAAAGCCTTCCATGAACTTGATTATGAAGACGAACTGGCAGTCAATGTCGTCATGTATCAAACTGAGGCAGAGCATCTCAAAGCAGAGATAGTAGAGTTGCACAGAATCCTTGCCGAACATGAGTTGCAGTTGAGAATCAAGAACGAAATGATTGCAGAAATCCACAAAGTATTGGGGACACTATGAACATGAAATATACATTTGAGGATGTCTTAAAACGATACTCCCATGTTGACTATTGCTGTTATTGCTATGAGCCAAAAGACGAGAAAATATCTTGTTGTCAAGAAAATCATTTTATCCAGTTGAAAGACTTTGACCATGAGACACAGATGGAAATAGCAAAGGCAGAATACGATGCTCAATGATTATTCAACATTTCTAATGAACATAGAAAGATCAGTGAAAACCCTAAGTGAAATGTGCTTGAATAAGCAATATACTGGGTTCTATTCAGAAATTAATACCATCATTTCAAATTTGATTGGTTTATCACACTGGATAGGTCAAGAGCAAGTTAAACAGAGTCAATATCAAAATAGGAGTAAAGAATGAATAGTGAACAAGTGTTATCAATGCTGAAGACAAACGTCAACGAGCATACCGAGAAGAAAAACAATCTTACATATCTATCATGGGCTTGGGCTTGGGCAGAGGCTTTAAAGGCCGATCCTGAAGCCATATACAAGATAGAAATGTTTGGCGATAAGTGTTTCATGGACATCAACGGCACAGCAATGGTGTTCGTAACAGTCACATTGTTTGGCAAACCAATGACTTGCCAACTTCCTGTGATGGACTATCGTAACAAAGCAATCCCTAACCCAGACGCATTTGCAGTCAATACAGCAATCATGCGTTGTATGACAAAGGCATTAGGGTTGCATGGATTGGGTCTATACATTTATGCGGGTCAGGATATTCCAGATGGCGAGAGCGATGAAGGCTCACCTGATGAAGGCAAGATGCTTGACTACATTGCGGCTATTGAGGCCACCATAACCCTTGATGAACTAAAAGATATATATATCAGGGCATTTGCGGATTGCGATGGAAACAAGGCATGGCAGACCAAGATGATTGCCGCTAAAGATGCTAAGAAGAAGGAGTTGAAATGAAAGATATATCAGCATTTCCAATACAAAGCATTTACGTTGAAGACCAAGATACAAATTCAAGGGGCATGACCTTGCGTGATTACTTTGCGGCTAAGGCTATGCAAGCAATCTTGGCAGACCAATATGCAAATGGCATATATGTTTTAGATTTAGATAATGATTCTGAAATTGTTGCTTCTAATGCGGCTTACACAATGGCAGACGCAATGATGAAAGCGAGATCAGAATGAGTGACGAAATCATCCAAGGCACAGACGAATGGAAGATGCTCAGACTAGGCAAAGTTACTGCTAGTCGAGTAAAGGACATTGTTGCTACCACAAAGACAGGTTATTCAACAAGCAGAGACAAATACATGACTCAGTTGCTGTTGGAACGCCTGACAAATTCAGTAGCAGAATCGTATAGCAACGATGCAATGACCTGGGGTGTGGAAAATGAAAAATATGCACGAGCCGCTTACGAGCAAAAAATGGGTGTGTTGGTTGATGAGGTAGCATTTGTTAACCATCCAACCATTGAGCAGTCAGGCGCATCTCCAGACGGGATTGTTGGCGAGGGCTTGGTCGAACTGAAATGCCCAATGTCTCATACGCACTTGGAAAGCATTTTGGGTGGTCTTGACGATCAGTATAAAGTGCAAGTCCAGTGGCAGATGGCTTGCACAGGGGCTAAATGGACAGACCTATGTTCATTTGACCCAAGATTTCCCGCAGAATTGCAATTAGTTATCAAGCGTTTCGAGCGTGATGATGCGTACATTGCAACGCTGGAAAAAGAGGTTATCAAGTTCTTGGCTGAACTCGATGACAAGTTAAATAAAGTTAAATACTTTGAAAGGTTAATATGGAAAAAAGAGACAACTCAGGCGTGTTGTTTAAAAACGACAAGAAGGAACAGGAGAAACATCCTGACTACAAAGGTAGCATCATGGTAGACGGAAACGAATACTGGTTGTCTGCTTGGATTAAAGAAGGCAAGTCTGGCAAGTTTATGGGTTTGGCAGTATCGCCGAAAGATGGTCAGCCACCAGCAAGCAAGCCTTTGCCTAAAGACTTAGAAGATTCTGACATCCCCTTTTAGTCAAAACGGGGAAAGCGTAAGTAAGTACCCACTAACTTAATTAATAGGAGTTCACAAATGAGTTTTAATAGGGATTCGCAAATGAGTATATTAGACAAAACATGGTTTGAAGGTGGAGTAGAGAAGTTCTTTGGTTCACAGTCATTCGTCAGAGCAAGGATCATTGATCCATTAACAAGCCACATGGCGGCTGAAAGCGTCACCAATGTAGCCCCAGCCCACATGGATGTCATCCACGCTTGTTTAAAGCGGTTTGGGCCACTAGGTAAGGATGGAATAGCAAAGCAAACTGGTCTGAGAAATGACCAAGTATGGCGTAGACTGCCAGAGATGCAGAAACTAGGAATGATTGGGCTAACTGGCAAGACAGTTGCATCCAATTCTGGTAGACAAGAGCGTGAGTGGATCATCCTATGAGCCTGTGGCGCAAACGCAATGTTCAGCATAATGGACAAAATCAACCTAAATGGTTCAATATGACCGCTTTGGCTAACAATGATTTAAGTATCAAGTCGGAAGATTTAAGTATCAAGTCGGAGAAAGAAATGCAGATATGGGTTGACCCACCAGAGGGTTGGCGTTACGGCTTCCCTGCCATATACGATCCTGAAAAAGATGGTCAGATGAGTGAGTGGATTGTCAGAAAAGGCTATCCACTTCTGACAATTAAGGAATATGGCGATGCTTGGGCGGTCAGGTGTTGGCCTGTGGAAGCGAAACCTTCCGATGAGTAAAAATATCCCGATAGGGTCATATTTGCACAAAAACACATTTAGATGATAAAAATGTCCCGATAAGGAAATATTATGTTAGAAACAGTTTTGTGGGTAGTGTTCTTAATTATGTTTGGCGCAGTAGGAGTAATTGCTACTATTGTCGCAATCTTCATGTTATCGGAGGAAAAATGAAAATAACTATCGAATTTGATGACTTAATCGAGGCAAAACAGGCTATCCATGCACATGATGTATGGACAGCCATGTTAGACATCAACCAAGCAATGCGCTCACATACTAAACACGATGTTTCTGAAACACAAACATTAGCCAGTATTCAGGAAATCTTGTCAGATGTAAGCCAGTTGCTTTACTCTTGATCTTCGTCTTCTTCTTCTTCGTCTTCTTCTAACTCAAGCCACTCGTCTTCGTCTTCGTCATAGTACCAAGTGACACCTTCAGTATCGGTGAATGACATCAATTCGATGTCCTCTTCTTCTTCTTCAACCCAGCCGCACTCTTCTTGTTCTGCTATATACGCTTGCAACATAGCAACTTTGTTGAAGTCGTCTGTCTTGATGGTGATAGTCTCATCCCAACCCAACTCAATTTCTACTGTATACATAAAAACCCTTTTAAGAAACATTAATGATCTGTCCTCTAAATTCAACCTGATCCTCATCCCACTTATGGACTAGTTCAGGCCATAACAGTTTCCCATCCTTAAATGTCAGAATTGCGAAACCTGACCTATGATTCAATGGATTGTCTTCGCCATAACCAAATTGTGGGCCATAAGGCTCTGCAAGTGTACCTGTATCTACACCAAATCGGTTGCCGTTGTAGTCAGAGTAAGGCGTTACTTTTAAAGAATGTAGGTGACCTGTAACTATTGTTTTACCCGCACCGACTGTGTTGTTGTGGGTAGCATGAACTCCACCCTTATACCTATGCTTGATAACCACATCTTCAGTAGGCCATACTGTCATACAGAACTCCCAAGTTGGGAAATGGTCTTCTAATTTAAACCCATAGGTTTCGGCAAACTGAGGCGCATTAGTCGCTAAACGGGCATTAAAGCGAGCATCGTGGTTGCCCCATGTATAGACAAGTCTGACGTTGTGACGGGCTTGCTTGGCGGCTTCTTCAATCTCTCCAAGACGTTCCTTACAGGCTTTTAGTTCCTCAATAACAGATGGTTCTTTGCCTGATATGCCTGATGGTGGGTGGCGACTGATAGAAGCCCCATCAAGCGCATCCCCGTTACACACTACAAATGATGGCTTAAACTCTTTAATCGCCCATAAAAGTGCTTTATGTGCTGTGGTGACGATGCCAGGCCAATAGTGTGCATCACTAAACACAATTCCCACGCCATTCAGAACACCCAACTGCTTGCGCTCATAGGCTGATTGTGGTCTTTCAGGTCTACCATGCGGATTCTTGGCTTCTAATAACAGACCATATTTAGTCTCTAAATTGGCTCTACGCCTCTGAAGAGTTCTTATATTACCCCCTATAAGTTTATGTATAGCGGCGGCAGATTTATGTGTTTCCCACAACTCCATAAACTCAGCATCAGATATATTGGGGGTTGTCATCACTACTCCAGTTTTAGTCGCCAATAACTCGTATTTTTTGCCATCCAAGGATTAGTTGGATTAAACATTTTGAAACCACACGAGATGAGAGAATTTGCTGAAGCGGGATTGTCATAGGTGCTAGTGATTAACCAGTTCAATCCAAGTGCTTTCGACTGTCTAATCCTGACCCGAATAAACTTCTTCTGTAAGCCGAATCCACGATGACTAGGTAGCACACCACAGCGTACAAGATAACCGCAATCAGACCAGCGAGAAGAATAAACAAGACCTGCGAAACCACAATCCACGCCATCCTTAGTAGCAATCCACCAATATCCATTAGATACGTCATAGGCTTTATCGTAAGGTAGGCACTTCTTTTGAAGTACCGACAATCTTGTCTTTACAGAGTCATGGCGAACGTCTACACGCTGTATTTTCATGTTGCGTATTAGACGTTGCCAATATGAACGATTTATGAATAAGCCCGTGTAGAAACCTTATCAATGATTAACGCTTGCTTGCGTGGTGTGCCTGAAGGTGAATTAGGAACAGATATATGCGTCCAAGAATCAAACTCACGAATGATTTGGTCATACGCTATTGGCGAACCAATGATTGCTTTAACTACTTGGTCAGGAGTAAGACCTGGCACTCTTATGTCAGCCGCACAACCAACTCTGTGCTGTGATGTGTCTTTTGAACCCACAGCGTCATTCACGGCTTTTGACCGAAATGCAGAGTTAACCATGATCGGCTTGCCATCTAGCAAAGTCTTAACTTTTTCAAGCATCTCAGCCAAACGCTTGAGATTGTTTATCTCTGAACTGTTAGGAGTATTGTCAAACTCTCTATGTTGCGTGGCAATCAGTTCTTCAAGGGTAAAGTGTGGTGTTAACAACATGATTATTTCTTTCGCATCTCTGCAAGTTTCTCAACAGTCCTACCGCCAAAGTAAGCACCCATAATCAACATGCCCCATTGACCCAATAAGGTGACATAGGCTTCGTTAGCATTCAGACCAAAGGCAGACATCATGGCAAACAGGAAGTAGCCTATAAAGATGGCTACAAGGCTCATAGGGCGAATATTCTTGGACAACCAAGAGTCAGATGACATATCTGCTGACCAACGGGTAGAGACATTGTTATCTTCGTTCTTCATAGCGTCTGCCGCTAACTTAGCAAACTCTAATTCTGTTTCAGCAATCTTTTGAGCCGCCTGTGGATCGCCTGCGATAGCCTTAGCAACAGCATCAACGGAATCAGAAACGCCAAACTTATTAGCCAAAGCGGTAATAGCCATGCCCCCCAGAGGGCCAGCGACAGCAGTTGCCAACGTGGGTGCGACACCCTTGAGTAAATTGAGTAGGTCATTCATTTATTTCTCCAACAGATTTCTGCTTGCTTTTTATAGTAATCAGCCCGTTTGTCATGCTCACGCACAAACCAAGACGCACCAATTACCACCACTACTATAAATATGGTGACAACAACCATAACAGCGAGTTCCCATATTAGTATCCCCATCTCCATTCCCTGTCATATTCCACTAACCATGTTAAAGACCAAACAGAAACGCAAACATAAACAACTGCAATGGATATTGCTATGTATATATGTACTTTCTCTTTTATCCTTCTACGCTTCTCTTGTCTTCTAAGGTATTCTTGTTTCTCAGCCGCTTGTTGTAGTTTTGTTATTGCTTTGGCTTCTTCAATCAACTTATCTCGTTCTGCTTGAATTTCTACCCACAAGTCAGGCATACCCAACTCGTATCTAACCATGTGTTCTAAGTCTTTGTAATATTGCCTGATCTGCCTAACGTGCATTACGTTATCAATCGCTTGCATGGTTACATTCTTAACCTTGCCTTGCTTTGCTAACTCCTTAGTCTCTTCTTGCTTCTTTTTGTAATCTTCTTCTAACTGGTCTTGACCATGAAAGAATTTCGAGAGTAACCCACCGACTTCACCAGCAATACCTGCAACCTCACCGCCAGTCTTCTTGATGTCTTGATAGGCTTGAACTGCCGTCTTGATTCCTTCATAGGCGAGTTTGCATCCAGCAAAGATGGTGATTGGATCAATGGTTCACTCCACGATTTCGTAATCAGAAGGGTTGTACATTTCAGGCTTAATTGCAGGTTCAGGTTGTTCCTGACCTACAACGCCACCGACTGCAATACCTCTGCGAACCAAGGTGTGCGCTACTCCACCAAACAAATCACCTGCAAGTTTGGTAGCCCTTTGACTAACATCTTGTGGGTCAACATTGCCAATTTTCTTAAAGGCTTGATTTACTTTCATAACCGCATCTGGATCAGTTAAGAACCTACCAAGTTCATCTTTGGTTGTGTTGTCAATCTGATTTACATAGAAACGACTTAACAAGTTAATGCCTTTATAGGTCACTCCAGCCACACGATCACGCAATACAGAGACTAAACCAGCGGGAGAAACACCTGTTTGTTCCTCAAATCCTGTGCGCTGAACAGTCTTCAATGGTGTATTGATAAACAACTTGTTTTCTAGTTTTCCAGCCGTTTCTGCCAAATCACTCAAAACCTTGTAATACTGACCGCCAAACAACTTATCGTAAGCAACTTGGTTTTCTTTGATATATTGGATTGGATTATTAGAATTTAATGCGTCATCCACCAACTTAGCCCTCAAAGTGTTAATGGCTGGTTGGTTACGACCTGCACCGCCTGAAGACATAAACTGTCTACGGAAATCAGGGCTTCTAATAAAGTCAGCGGCAACACCATCTAAACCAGATGTGTTAAATCTCTGCATTATCTTGGCACTATCTTGAGCATCTTGAACCTTCTTCAGGTCATTCAGTTTGCCAATAGTTGCAGTCAATTCAAGACCATCACCAGAAATATTTTGTAATGCCTGTCTAACTTCAGGCACAGCACTCAAAGTATCTTTGTTTACATCAATATATCGAGAAAGTTTTTTAGGGTCTAGGATGCCATCTTTAACCACTCCATATCGAGTTGCGTCAGCAAAGAAAGCATCTTGGACAAGATTTAACCCATCTTTGCGATCAACACTTGCCAAATAGTCAGTTAAAGCAGTTCTATTCTTTGTGATTGCAGGGATAGATTGTTCAACAAAGTCTTTGTATTTGACATCTTGAACAGTTTTAGCACCATAAGGGATTCCAACTTTAGCCAAATATTCTTGGTCAACAGCCTTATAAGCATCACCAAGATTACCAGGCATATTGTCAATCACTTGACCAACTTGTTTTTTCAGTTCAATCAATGTTGGAAGTTGTGTGTTGTCAGCCTTACGAATAGAGTCATTGACAGCCCGTTTAAGGCTATCTAGGTCTTTCATAGATGCTTCAGGAAATTCTCTTGACGCAGGGAGCATTGGTTGACCAGTTGTAGGGTCAACAATCATGCTTGGTTCAGACACAGTAGGTCTAAATTTAGCCTTAATCAATGGATAGAGAGTTGGAAAACGCTTGAAAATGTCATCATTCTGTTCTTGATTAACAAAATCATAGAGTCGTCCTGTTTCCTCAGACGATACTTTATAGCCTTTATCCTCTGCGGCAGAAATAACGCTATCGTATTTAGTAGATAACTCTTTGCGAACAGTAGTTTCTTTGGCGGCAACTAAATTACGGAGTTTGTCGCCAATCTCTTGATAGTTAGCCCTTTCAAAAGCCAACCCCATATCAGCCAATTGTTCTTCAACAGTACGAACTCGTTGTTCTATTTTTGGTGCTACTTTTGTAGGTGCACCCAAAGCATTAGCCATTTTTGCTTCAGAAATAGAACCAAACATCTTCCCTTGTCTTGCGGCAAGTTGAGAAGCGGCTTCTTGTTCTAGTTGGGCATACTTTGCTTGGAAATTCAAATCCCTTGCAGACAAACTACGAGCAGTTTGCATCAATACATTAGAACCTTCAGCGGCGGCTAACAAAGGTATTTTTACGCCTGTGGATGCTTGTAATTCGGCGGCACGAAGTAAGTTTGCTTTTAGATTAGGGTCTGCCGTATAAGCAGAAGCAATCATCAAAGCGGCTTTCTGATCGCCAAACTCTTTAAGCAAACCATTTAGTTTGTCAGGATTAAGAGACTTGGCGGCAGTAACTTGATTTAAACCAGCCTCAACCAATACGGCAGGATTTAATAGTCCACCAAGTAATGTTCCAATTGTTCTGCCGCCTTCTGTTCCTGTATAAGCCTGTCCTGCTTGACCGCCTAATTCAGACGATACGGCAGTTGCGCTAGGAGTTAAAGCAGTTGTCAAGCGAGAGCCGCCAGGGATTAGGTAGTTGTATGGATTTAAGCCTTCTTCAAAAGCCGCACCAGCCAAACTTGTAAACAATCCTTGTTTTGGCAATGGTTCAGTAGTCATTCCAAGCGATTGACGAACCTTATTAGCGGCAGTTGTTATTTCTTCTGCGGTAGGTGTTGCGGCAGGAGTTCCCATAGCCAATGGAGCAAATCCTGTGGCGGCAGTAGCGAACCCCATGCCTGGGCCAGCGGCGGCACTTATTGGCGCACCAAGACCACGCAAAGCACGTTGCCCAAGATATTGTCCAGTTGTCATTGGAGGAGTTTGATCCTCTGTTACAACTTCATAGTCATCAGGGTTGTAAGTATTTGCCATGTTTACTCCGCAGGAACAAGTTTTCCACCACGCACAATTTCAATCTTATTGGTCTTTTTATTGCGTAATTTAGTTCCTTCAGGAGGCAATGCCGCTTGTGCTTTGATTGGTAAATCAGGTGCAATAAACTTAGATGTCTTATCTGGAAGATTTTCTGCTTTGGCTCTATTTACATAATCATTTTGAATTGTTGAATACTGACTAGTTGCATCTCCCTTAAGTTGATTAGCCAAAGAAAGTGCTTCCTCACGTTGTCCTTGTGTATATTTACCCTCAAAGAACTGAGATAAAGTACCAGCCAATCGTTGTCCAAGATCGCCATAATTAGCCAGTTCAGCAACGTCCTTATTGGAAATGTTGTTATCTCCAGCAACTTTAGCAAATTGTTTTTTGGCAATAATGTCACCAAGAGAAGTATTGCTTCTAAGCAATCTATCTATCTTATCTGCGGCATTTATTGCAGTTGTAAATGGTTTTGTTTCAGTAACAAAGTCTTTGCGTAAATTAGATTCTTTATCAACAGTAGACAATCCAACATTAACAACTGTTCCTTTTCCTTGAGTTTCTGCTTTAATTGTCTGATCTACTTCTTTTACCTTTGGATGATTCTCTCCAAGTTGGTCAACCAAAGACTGCCTATAAGATTGCAACTTAGCAATTGTTGGCAAACCGCCTTGACCACCACGTTTTAAAGCAGTCAATTCATCTGTAAATAATTGAATAGCATTTTTAACTTCAGGAGTTTGTTCTGCATCTTTTAATTGACGTAAAGACTGTTGTAACTGAGCCTCACGTTGTGCCCTCATTCCCTCTGGGCCAACTCCAGCCGCACGACCTTCACGCAAATTCTTTGTTACTTGCGATAACTTAACCTGTGCTTCTCTAGCCATTGTTGCTAATGCGGTTGCACCTTGTGGATCAAATTGAGCCAATTTTTGTGCGCCAGACATTATTGACTCAGGATCATTTGGATTTATTTCTTTCATTACAGTATTTCTCATACTAATCAACTGCAATTGTGGGTCTACTGCACCTAATGCACCACCAATGCCACGACCTAGTTGTGCGGCAGAAGCATAAAGACCTTGAGGAGTTCCAAAAGATTGTCCTTCTCTTAATGATTGTTCGTATTGCTGTCTTTCATACGATTGAGGAGTAATACCAAACAATCCACCTACGATATCTGTTGCCATAATTACTCCTTAATAATTTGCGTAGCCTAATGGCACATAGTTACCATAAGCATCAACTGTTGGCGACATCATGCCTTGGCTTGTTATACCGCCCGTTGTTGGTGCAGAAGAAGTCAACCAGTTAGCCAACCCAGTACCCAATGTAGATGTTGGGCTTGACAATCCACCAAGAACTGTTGCAAACGGATTGGTAGTATTAGCAGAAGACAAGCCTATGGCATTGCCATATACATTTCCTTGTATACCAAGTTGCCCAGCCCTTGCGCCTGCATTAGAGACAGAAGTTCCCAAACCAGTACCCAAGTTAAATGGTTGTTGTGCCATGTTCTCTAAGTTGCCAGCCTGACCAAACAAACCTGTTCCAAATAATACATTTTGTTGACCAGCCTGAGTAGCATTTGCCGCCAATTGAAGGTCTTGCAATGTTCTAGCATTAGCCAAAGCAGACATTTCAGGATTAGCCGCCAACAAACCACCACCCTGAGCAACAGACAATCCTGTTCTTCCCGTGTTTTGCAACTGGTTAATCAAATTAGCAGATTCACGCTCACGACTAGGAGCAAGTAATGCAAGTTGGTCTTGGATATATTTCTGAGCCACATCTTGTGGAGTCTGTGCCAAATAACTAGAACCCAAGTTCAATAGTTTGTTTTGAGCAGAAGTAATCTCAGGTGATGCCGTATAACCAGCACTTACCAACTGACCAGTAGCAGGGTCAATTTGGAAGTTTGATGAACCAAAGCGTGTTGTAACGCCTACTGGACGAAATTGTGAACCAGCAACTGCTTGTTGTGTTGCCTGACCTATTCTTGCTTGTGCTTGTTGTGCCGCTTGTCTATCCGCTTGTAATTGCATTAAGTTAGCGGCAGTTCCTAAACCACCTTGAACAACGCCCTTTTGACCTAAGAAGTTCAACGCTCCCTGAGCCGCAGTACCACCAGCCGCCAATGCTCGTTTAATTAAGGCTTGTGTAGCCGAATCCAAAGAACTATTGCCACCATAGGTTTGCATAGTGGCATCTATTTGCGCTGGCGTCATTGGCGCACTACCTGTGTCGTAGAAGCCCTCTCCACCAGTAATGTCAGTTGGAATACTACCATAGTCGTAAATTGGATTAGTATCAGCCATGTTTGTCGCTCCCGTTGTTCCTTGTCCTGAAGTTCCACCAGAACTGAATAAAGTAGATGGTGTTACTTGGCTTATTGCCCCACCTGTTACGCCGCCTGCTAATGATTGCTCTAATGATTTTCCACTTAGCAAGCCACCCGTAGTCCCACCAGCCACATTGCCAGCCAAACTAGAACCTGTTTCAGCCCCAACTGCGCCACCAACTTGTGTTCCCGCATAACTTATGGCGGCACTTTGGAGAGCCTTTTCTGGGCTTTGTCCAGCATCTAAAGCAAACCCCGCATTTATATAAGGTATTAGATATGTTTGCCCCGTTGCCATAGCAGTTGCTATCGCCGCAGTCTGTAACGGGTTATCCAATGCCGCTTGAACAGTTTGCTCAACTGCTTTAACAACGGGTTGAACTACTTGTTCAATAACTGGTTCAACAATGGGGTCAACTACAGTCTCCACAACTGGGTTAAATACTTGTCCAATAAATCCACCACAACATCCCATGTTATATCTCCATTGACATTAAGTAAGGGTCAACTTTTCGTTTTTCATCTTTCTTAAAACTAACGGAAATTGCTCCTGCGGTTTTTGCTAGTCTTTCTGCTGTGGTTGTGTTATCAACATACATTTGCAATAAACGAATATTTGCTTTTTTCATCGTAGCAAAGAATTCTTTAATTGCTTTTATGTAACCCATTGCATTGCCACCATTGACAATGTAAAACAATGCACTATTACCAGAAACCTTATAAATAAACATACAGTCGCCAGACCGCACAGCAAATGAATTTTTCTGCTTTAATGTGCCATTTATTTCAGCAACCATTTGTGCTTTTGTTGTATCAAGATTGTTATTCTTGATATGGTTTGCAACAATTTGTTCTGGAGTCATTACATTGTTCCATTTGCAATAAGTAAATATTTAGCCTTAACCAATGCACCAATAGTTTGCAAGGCTTTATTTGGATCAACCTTTCGATTGACCGCATCTGCTTTAATGATTTCTGATGCTTTCATAGTTATCATTTTGGATACTTTGCTTTAATCGCTTGGCAATCAGCAATGTATTTGTTAATTTGTGTTTGATCACCTTTGGCTATGCCATCCAAATAGTCAGTAAATGGGGGGTATTCCGCTTGGCGTTTGGCTATGTAGGCATGAGCATCAATGTATGCTTGAATTGCTGTCTCGTCATAAGTGACTGCGTTGCCATTAGCATCAAAAGCATCATTACCATAGATGGTAACAATATTGTTATATAACGCAAGAATTGCATCATGTTTATTCATGCTGAAATCTCCAAAAGAGTAATAACAGAAGAGGATGCGCCAGTTGGCAAACTATTGAAATATGCAGTTTTTGTTCCACTTACTAAACCATAAACTGTATAAGATGTAGCAGATGTTGTTGCTGGAGAATCTAATATTGTCATACAAGCACTTGAATATGTAGCACCACCGCTTTGTAAAGCCGCTAATGCCGTATTTGGTGAAATATTTGTACCACCACGATAAATAGTCATTTGTACATTTTCATTTGCTGTATTTACACCAAAAGGAACACTTGCTATTACTAAAATTTTGCTCGTTGAGGATGTTGGGGTAATTGAAGCAGTTAAATTTGTTGTTACAAAAGAACCACTTGTGGTTGTGACTTGCGTTGAATAAGTAGCATTAACCACTTGCAACACAGACCCCGTAGGTAATGTACTCTTTGGTATAGCCTGCGACCCAGTAATTTGTGCGGCTGGCACAGAAGTCACATTTGTCATAACACCACTTGCTGGCGTTCCAAGTGCTGGTGTTGTAAGAACAGGACTTGTTAAAGTTTTGTTTGTCAGCGTTTCTGTGCCTGTATAAGTGGCAATAGAAGCACCAGCCAATGTAGTTGCACCCGTACCACCATTAGCAATAGGCAAAGTACCAGTAACACCAGTAGTCAAAGGTAATCCTGTGACATTGGTCATCACACCTGAAGATGGAGTACCAAGGGCAGGGGTTACTAACGTAGGAGATGTTGAGTCAGCCTTTGTTGCAACCGCAGTAGCAATATTGTCAAACTCAGTATTGATTTCAGTACCTTTGACAATCTTTGACGCATTGCCTGAAGGCAACGAATCCTTAGATGCAAAGTTTGTACTTTTCGTGTAATTACTCATGTTCTTTCCTTACAAAATCTTGCCATTCTTGGCTTGAATTTCTATTTTTTGCACACTCAACGCTGAACCATTTATATCTGCTTCATATCCTGTCTGAATCACTTTTCCAGAGCCTGTTGGATAACACTTCAATGTACTCATGGCAATACCATTGGAATACTCAGCAATATTGTATTCAGCCACCCCATAATATGCAATGTTATTAGCACCAATTGATACATTCTGTGAGTAAAAATTACCCGTAAAGTCATAAGCCCATTTCATCGTTACATACTGGTTATTACCACCAATAACAACAATAGACAAACGCTTTAGAATCGATGTAACAGATGGCACACCAAGGTCAGTATGGTTTGTATAATACTGAAAACGATATGTGTCTGTATCATCGTTATAACCAGAATAGGTAGCAAGATAGCCTGATTTACCAAGATAAAGCGTTCCATCTTGTTTAACCAATAGTGATTTTGGCTGTATAGAGTCCCATGTGGTAACTCTTGCCGCCCCATCTTGCAGTTGTGCTTTCAAATCAAAACAATACACTTGCTTTATAGAAGGTAAAGTTAATAGATAGAAAGCCTCAGTAGCAGAGTAAGCGCATTTAATAGTGCCACTTGTTTCACCAGAATAGGCAGTCATCAAGTCATTACGGACATTCTTAGACAAATCACGTAATGGCATTGATTTTTCTTGAACAGTCCTCAAAGCACTACGCACACCTGTCGCAGACAAGAAAATCAGGTCTGTACCCGTATAAGCCAAAGAATCACGTTCTACACAGCCAATTCCTGTGATGACATCCTGTAAAGTCATCGTAGAAGGAGTTGTTGCTCCTTGATAGACCAAAATATTGTTCTTACCAAAGATAAACAAAAAGCCGTTATGTGCGCCCAAAGCGACAATTACATCACCACCTCTAGGCCAAACAGTAGTGGTATCCAAAGTACCAGCAGTACCTGAATTCCACTTGTTTGCCAACTTTGTATCGCACCATTGAACAGTTAACTTATCTGACGACACATCTGCTGTCCAAAGCCTTCCATAGGCACTTAGAGCCGTGTTAGCCAACTGAACAGTACCTGCATAGCCAGTCAACTCACTAATGCGTCTATAAGTCGTTGTAGACAGACTAGGATCAAAAACTAAAGGATCATGCCCTGATTGGAACAAATAAAGTGCGCCAGCCAATGAAACCATCTGCCAATTGCTTGCAGTAATGGTCGGGGCAGTACCCCCTCCCCCATAGGTCAAAGTAACCAATGAAGAACTACTTACTTTAAATAATTTATTGTTTCCAGCGCAAATTGTGTACGAAACTGCCGCTGAAGTTACAACCTCTCCAATCGAGGTAATATCATTGGTAGACAAGTCAGAATTCGTTGCAGAATTAACCTTTGTCCAACCTTTTCTAGCACCAACACGACCATATTGGTCAATCACGCAATTGTTGGCAACCAATGCAAAACCACTAGCCAAATCCAAAGACGAGTCTTGGGTATTGAGGCCGTAGAAGCCTGGGGCTGTAATTGCAAAGGCTTGTATCGGTTGAGACATTAAACAGCCTCAAATGTGTCGTTTTCAGGCGATCTAGCCAACTCTAACGCTATCAGATCAGACATACAAGACTTGTACATAGCAAATGCTTCTGAACTGTTTAAACCACCATCTTCTCCACGCTCTATCAAAGCACGAGCAAATGCACCCAAAACGATGGGTTCTTTTGCCAACAAAGTCGTAGATGCGTCTGTTGTAAAGTCTGCTTCAGGAACAATCAGGCTGAAACGGATGGCATATACAGCATCTGGAACAGGCCAAAAATTGACTTTAATATCGCCACTTGTATCTACACCCTTAATAGAGTAATACATTGGCAAACCCTTTGTAGGGGTAGGAGTTGTATAGTAGAACGAGTCGTAATTAGCGTGAGACAAAGGTGACAATTCATAAAAACTAGTGGTGTTAATCACATCCATAGTCTTATAACGAACTCCAGCACCCGTAATGCTATACGGCCCAGTTGTATTAGCAATCGTGTTTACAGTAATTGGGGTATTGAAAGCGTCCCAATCGTAAGCATCAGAGACTTGACGCTTGGCATCATTAACGTATTTTCCAACAAGTGTAGAAACTGTATTTTCGGAAACAGTAGATACTTGTGGTTCACGCATACGAACCAAAACATCGTTAACCAAATCTAAATAGGTAGGTAATGCCATTACTTCTTCCCTTTATTTCTCGCAGAAATCGCTTTTGCTTTTGCCTTTGCGTCAGCCTTGGAGGAAGCCCCCCATGCCTTAAGAGAAAGAAGCAGTCTTGTCGGTTCACCATTCTTGTACTCAGGGCCAGCATTACCAGCCATTCGAGCCAAGAAACTTGCTCTACGGGGATTATCCCCTGATTTAACTGGCGGTTTTAAGTCTCCACCAGTTGTCGCATTATATGATGCTCTGCCCTTGGCGTTCAACCCTCCTTTAGGGTTTTTACCTTCGGAGCGTTGCCAAGCGGGAGTTTTCATCACTTCACCTTTTTTGGTTTCTTCGCTGTTTTAGCAGATTGAATAAAGTCTTGCTTAGTTGGCGCACCTTTGCTACCAACCTTACGCATCTTTTCACCAGAGCCAGCCTTAATCCTTGCCTGTTTAGCATGGATATTGGCATAGAGTCCTTGCTTAGTAGCCATTTTTCTTCTTCTTTGGTTTGCTCATGCCAGCCTCAGACAAGGCGATAGCAACGGCTTGCTTTTGTGACTTGACCACAGGGCCTTTCTTAGAGCCTGAGTGCAATTTACCAGCACCATACTCTTTCATCACTTTAGACACTTTTTTAGCGGCAGGGGACTTCATCTTCATGGATACTCCTTAGTTAAGTTCTGTTACAGAAACAGTTGAAGTGGTAATAGTCGCATCTTTGATAAATGCGATCTTTTGACCAGGCGTGACTTTGACAATTTCCACGCAATTTTGTGGAATCATCGCTGAAGTTGTAACGCTTGCCGTTGGGCTAGTACCAATTGCATAGTGGCAATGACCTTGAGAACAGGCAATACGAATCATTGTGGTATTTGCACCAAAAGCGGTCATCTGAACGCTACTTGTAGTGACTGTTGCTACTTGGGTAGTCCCCATTGAAGGAACGCCAAAAGCAACTTGGTTTGGGTCTAATTGAAAGGTACTCATGATTTTTCCTTACTGAAGGGTAAGTTGATAAAGGGTGTTTTGATATAAAGCAACGATTTCATCAATCTTGTTTTGCAAAGCAGTTTCAGTACGAGGAACGATTTGTTGGCGGTTCGCCTCAATCCATTCCATTTCCTGACGCAAGACTTCTGAAACAGTACCCTTATATTTGTTGTTCACATAAGGAATGTCTAAACGAATGGCATAACGACCCATAAACTGTTGGGCAAAGTCATCTGCCAACGGAATAATTGCCTCATAAAACTCATTTAGAGTATTGTGTTCGGCAAAAGATAGGGTTTTTAGGTGGATTCTGTGGGCTATATCTCTAGCGAGGAAGAGCATCCCAACAAACTCACCTGCCGTATTGTTCATTCCTACAAATTTATTGTCCGTTGCCATCATCATTCCTTAGTTATTGGGCCACCAGATTTCCATGCGTCACAGGTGCGTTTGGCGGCACAAGTAAAGTGGAAAAGTTCACAAAATCCTAGATTTGCCGCATCAATAAATTGCTGATCGTAGGACAACTCTTTTTCAGAAGTATTCATAGACTCTAAGCCACCCTTGATGCACTCCATCATTCTTGGAGTCTGGATAAATGCGGCACAGTTGCCACAACGCATATCCATAATATCTTTGGTAGGGGCTTTGTACATCTTGGCTTTCTTCAGCCAAAACGCATGATTAGGGTCATTAGGATTGGGTGGGCCATATCCATAAACCTTGAAAGCATGATTGCGGTTCTTCAGATTGGTAGAAACATCCTGAGTTGCCACAGGACACATCTTCCCAGACAACATTCCTTGTTTCATCTTATGAACTTTCCAACTAAAAAGGTAATAAAACCACCAATAATTGATGCTATTGTCATGCCCATCCAGAATCCACCTTTGGATTTGTTTGCAAGTTCAAGCAAAGCACGAACATCTTTACCCAACTGATGAACTTCAGCCTGCAAAGACTCAACTTGGGCTTCTATTCTGCCGAAATCTCTCGCATCAATATCACTCATATTCGTTCCTTACGGGGTCTACCCATAGGTTTCTTTAACGTGATTGTGTGCCTTGTTCCATCATCTTTGACATCTTCAACAACGATTGAAGTATCCACAAAATCATATTCATGGTGTTCCATCATTGCATCAACGTCATGTTGCGCTGTGAATTCAACCACAGTTCCGCTACGTTTACATTTGAACAAAGCCATCTAAATTCCTAATGAAGAAAGGGGGGTTATTCGCCCCCCGATCTTATTAAACAGGTCTAGCAACAACGCACTTTACTGTGGTGCTTGCTAAATCCAATGTACCACCTGATTCATTTTGGAAACGAATTGATACTACATCTGCGGCTGAAACATAAGGGGTTATAGTTATACCAGAGACATCTACACCCATGCTTATGTTCATCACAATATCACCCAACTTAACGCCTGGGACTGCTATCGTGTTTGTCTCTCCTGCGCCATCTGCTAAAGATGATGCGTTCAAGGTTGCTGATACCGACCAAGTGTCTGAAAACAAACCCCTGAATTGGTCATTACCTCTGCGTGAGGTTACTGCGGTTGCGGCGGCCATATTATTTCTCCTAATTAGTTAAAAAAGTCCCCCCACCACTAGGGCAGGGGGCGCAACTGCAATTAGGCTGGAACTGCCAAGGCAAATGCTGATGAGGACTTAGCCAAACCAGTAGAAGCCGCTGTACGCAATGCCTGAACGCCATACAGAGTGTCAGAAGTAAACAATGTACCGAGGTACTCTTGTTTGTACTGAGTCTGTGCGCGAACTGCTTGCTGTTCCACAAGAACCATAGACTCTTTGTGACCCATCAAAGCAATGCGGTCAGTTTGAGTGTTGCCATAGCCTGTGTCAGCGTTAGAGGAAACAAACACGGGGATGCCGTACAAGTTACCAATTTCGCCATTGCGGATTGCATCGCCATTACCAACAAATGCTTGTTCGGTATAACGAGCCAAGCCCATCAATGTGTTGCGGCTTGATGGTGGGATCAAGAAGAAACGACCATCCATAGGAGTGTCATTGTCATCAAGGCGTTGGATAGTGCGGCGAATAGCGGCATCAGTCAAAGCAGAAGCGTTTGAAGATGTGCTGTTGTAAGCAGTAGTTCCATCACCACCGATGTAGGCTTTAGTGGTTGTGTTAGAAGTTGCATAGTCATCAGTACCAACTGTTGCACCATTGAAGGAACGACCCAATTGAACCAAATCTGTATCAACTTGTTTAGCCAAAGCGTAACCTGCGTCACCTGTGTAGAAGTTACGGAGGCTGTTTAATGCCTGTGCTTCTACGATGTCTTCGATCAAGCGGCTGTACTCATAGTGCTTGTTGATAGACACTTGGACTTCTGATTCGGTGTTAACGATCAGGGTAACTGCGTTTGTTGCGCCTTTAGCAGAAGCAGAACCACGAACAGGTGCTGGAATGTGAACTGTGTCACCTTTCTTGCCCTTGAAGTTCATCTTCATAACTAAGTTTGCTAAAACCAAGTTCTTTTTGTATGCCGCAATAATCTCATCAGACCAAATTTCAGGGATGAAATTGGCGGCTGACGTTACAGTCGTATTATTTGCTGGGGAAAATGCTGTTGCCATGTTAATTCTCCTTAAGAATCAATTAGTTACTTTACTCGACCCTCTTGATAAGCCAACATAATCTCTGGAGACAATGCGTCATATCTGTCTGGATCACTCATTTTTAGCCGAATTAGGTCAGCCCTCCTGTAAGTACGCTTGCCCGATTCTCCCGATCCACCTACATCAACCGATGCGGCCTTCAGATTACTCTTGCGACTTGACTCTCCGTCACTAGCCACTTGTTTCGTCTTAACGCCACGTAACTGTTTAAAGGTAGATAACAACTCATTGGCACTATCGTAGTCAAACTCACCATCAGCCTTTGCATACAGCCCCATCCGTACATTTGAGGATTTAACCCAATTTACGAACTCTGGATCAGCAGAAATCTGCTGAAAATCAGGGTGTTCTTGCGCTAACTTCTGCTGAATCTGCATCCTTTTGAAGTCATTAGCCGCTTGTTTAGCCGCTAAAATATCGGGATGTCTATCAACTGTGTTCTGAATTGCTCTCTGAGGATTCTCAAAAAAGTCTACTTCAGGCTCAACTTCAGCGTGTTGGACTTTCTGTCCGAGATTTTGCTTAATCAACTCATCGGCTAATTTGCGAACCTCTCCAACCTCTTGTGCTTGACGACCAACCAGTTTTTCAACCTCTTGGTGCATCTTGATAACGTCTTCTAATGATTTATTCCTATATTTATCAGGAATCTTAGAATCTTCTATCGCATTATGGTCTTCAATCTTCGTTTCTTCAGCCTCTAACTCGCTAGGCATCTCGTCTTCTTGGTCTACTAACATACTGTTTCCTTTTCCTGCCACTAATGGGTTCTAGGAGATACACATGAACTCGACAACATCTTGTTTATGAGTTCGCTTTTTGCTCTGACTTTAGTTTGTCCAAGTGGCTCTTTTCAAACTTCCCATGCGCTGACGGGAAATGACCAGACCACCCTTCCAATCTAAATGCTGGAGCAGAGATTGTTTTATAGGCTTGTGACCCACAATCTCCACATTGAACACTATCTGTCTCATAATCAGTTAGTTTTTCAATGCGCTGTCCACATAAGCAGACAAATTCAAACATTCTTTTCATTCAATTCCTCGTATGCTTGTGTGCTGACCTGTTTTAAGGTTTTCAGCCAAACTAGGATAGAAAGTTCGCCTTTTTTGAATTGTAGGCTTTTTTCATCAGGGATTGTACTAATATTGTTCAACGAATTTATCATGTTGTCAATATCCTCCATTAAGTCTTTCCACCCCTCCCTAGACATCAAGTCAAAGCGAGACTCGTAATAGCGTTGAAGTTCAGGTGTCATGCGTCTGTTGCGCCATCAAACTCAGGCTTTTGCTTAATGATTGCATATAACTGCGCCCTGTCAGCACCCGCTACATACTCACTACCACTAATCTGAACTTTACCCGCAGACAATGGCTGTTTGCCTTGCTCTCTAGCCTGTTGTGAGGCATAGCCGTAGAAAGTGACCTCAGTTCCTTGACCTTTAAAGTCTTCTTGGACTGCGCCAATATTCCAATAAGTCGCTGGTATGCCGTAGTCTGTGTCGATTGATTTAATTAATGCCATGTTTTATCCTACTAAAAGTCTGCGAGTTGTACCACCACTATCGGTAATAGTGATGTAGCCTGTTGGAGTCAAAATAGTACCTGTATGTGTACCAAATCTAATTGTTCCTGCGCCTTTTGGTGATAGCGACAAAGTAACATCTGTATCTGAACCTTGGGCAGAAATAGCAACTACTTTGCTTGCTGTTGTAGCACCCGTCACCTGTACATAGTTAACAGCAGAGGCTGTGTGGGATACAACAAGTTGAGATGTTGTAGTGTTAGTTCTAAAAGTTAAAGCATTAGCACCTGCTGAACTAATTGTCCCAGCACCCGTTGACCGAAAATCTGGCGTTCCACTTGCCCCATAAGCAGTCCAATATGCGGCACTTGTAACACCAGAATCAACAACTCTAAAACTTTCGCCATTTGGAGTGTAAAACGATAAAGTAGAACCAAGAGTTTTAAATATTGTTCCACTACCCACAGTAGCATAAGCAGTAGCACCACTACCACCACTTACAGGCGTAAATGTAATTGTTGGTTGCTCAACATAACCACTACCAGCGTTTGTAATGGTAAAAGCAGTATCAACAACACCAGCGGTAACAGTACACGTTGCAGTTGCTTGAACACCGCCAGCCGTTGTAGGGGCAGAAATAGTAATAGTAGGGGCAACTGTGTAACCAGTACCACCAGCAGTCCTAGTAATAGCAGTAACAGTTCCACCATTACTTATGTTCACACCGCCAGAACCAGCCGCTAGGTCAATAGCACCCGTTCCTTTAGTATCTAGTACCAATGCAATGTTTGAGTCACTTCCAAGCGTCTGAAACTCAACCGCCTTGGTTGTAGCACCGCCTGTTAACTGTCCATAGTTAGCAGAACCACCGCCACCGATTAGAGTTGTAAATGTGCCAGTATTTGGAGTTGTGTTACCAATGGTAGGAGGGCTAGATAGGTCTAATGTTCCACCTAAAGTCAGGTTACCAGTGGTTGTAACTGTGCCTGTTAAAGTTAAACCATTAACAGTTCCAGTACCACCGACAGAAGTAACAGTACCTGTGCCATCACCTGCCGCCCAAGACAGAGCAGTTCCATCAGTCTTAAGATATTTGTTGGCATTGCCTGTTTGACTTGGCAAAACAGTACCTGCCCCACCAGAGGTTACTAACTTAATCTTCTCTTGCAATTCAGGAGCAACGACTTCACCAACATTGATCTCTTGTCCTGTTGACAAAGTAATAACCAACGAACCATCAAAGTCAATCTTGGCATCCGTTACGGAAACACCATCTTTACCATCTACTCCGTCTTTACCATTTATCCCGTCTTTACCATCTTTGCCATCACGCCCATCTTTGCCTTGCTTACCATCTAAGCCTTTATCGCCTTTGTCGCCCTTTTCAGGAACAATGGATTTGGCAATCTCTAGTTGGGCATTGACTTTATCTTCCATCACTTTGATGGCTTCAACGATTAAGTCAACATTTTCTTGAACGGCAGTTTCTTCTTGTTGGCGCATAGCCACAAGAGTTTCTTCCATCTGATTGATGGCGGCTAACTTCTCGTCAAATGAGGAATCTGCCGCCTCAATGCTTTGGATCAGTTCCTTGATGTTAGCCATTTTGCTTTAGACCATCCGTGAGTTTGGTAAGGAAATCTTGCTTAACTTTTGACTGTGCATTGACCTTATCAGCCATCTGCAACTCAACAATCTTGCCTTTATTAGAGATGTCTTTCTCTTTCAACATCAATTCGGCAATCTTAACTCGTTTATCAAACTCACGACTTGCCGCTTCATCTTGGTTTGGCAGATTATTAGTGGTAGACGCAATCACTTTAGCCTTGATTTCTTCAGGCATTAACTGCGCTTCCATCATTGTCTTAGTTGCTTCAGCACGATTTTGTTCAGCCTGAGTCGTATTGACTGCAATCTGCGCCTGAGCCGCTTGCAATGCCAATTGTTGCTGTGCTTGTTGCATTTGTTGCGCTTGTGGGTCAGGTTGACTCATCTGAGCCAATGCTTCCATCAATTCATAGCGGTTAGTAAACGAACTATTACCCACAATTCCCTTCAAGATCAACGGCATGACAGGGGTATTTGGCCCTAAAGTCTGCAATAGACCAATGAATTGCTGTTGTTCGTACTCACGGGCAATAATTCCAAGCGTAGCCGTAGGAATGAAGTTCATGTCCACAGAAGGATAACGCTCTGGATCGAATTGCATATAGCGGAAAGCCGCTTTTTTGATAAACGGCATCAAGAAATCTTCTTGGAAGTTCACCAAAGTGCGCTTGTACTTCTTAATAATCGAGGCAATCGCCATCGACATACCGCCTTGACCACCATCACGGGCTACGGCAGAGACTAAACCTTGTGAGTCTAGCGTACCAGTAGCCTGTAACAGCATCGTTTGGAAGGCAGTAGCAGTTTGGATGTTGCCCTGATCGGTTGTGCCAAACTTAAATGGCATCAAAATCTCTTGAGGAGAGCCGTTTGTCAGGATTGCCTTGCCTGGCTTGACTTCAAACTTAGCACCCCTTGGTAGACGGGTAGCATCCATCGCAATCATGGGGCTAGTTGTCAGGGCAAGAGAGTCTAAATGGCTACGGATTTGTGCATCCATCGCCTTTTGCATATTATAGGCTTTCTCTACTGTGCCACGACCCATAACTCGGTTAGGAACTGTATCTGCTTGATAGGAAAGAATCGGGCGATCCTTCATCATGTAAGGCGTTGGCTCTGCCTTCAACAATAATGAGTCATTGGCAATCACCACAATAGCCTCTACCAAGTCGGTATAGGTATCTGCTTCGCTATTCTCAGGGAATAGATCAACAATGTCTTTTTGCTCTTCAAGATTGTTCAGATATTCCCGTGGGACTAGACCATAGTAGGTCATCAGGCGAACCTTGTTGTCCTTGAACTGTGTAGATTCTTGGGTAGGCTCTAAGTCAGCATCATCAGGATCGGTATTGATGTCTACTTTGCGATATACCCCCGCCTCAATGCCTTGGACAATCTTGTGCATCGAGACAAACTTCTCCACAGCCACGCCCAAACAGTCATCTATGCTTGTGCCGTTAGGGTCAAACAAGAAGTTCTTAGGATTTACAGGATTGATCCGCACAGAAATGCGGTCTTTTTCCATCACACCAATGGCGGCTTGGTTTATTTGGCCTGGGATTGGCTGAGTCGATGGATAGTATTCTTTTTCAGTCTTAACAATGATCTCGCCTATGCCAGAACCATAGATTTCTGCCATCAAAACGATTTGGTCAATAGACTTGCGAACTTTGTCTTTGGAGAAATCCTCCATTAACTGCGCTCTTAGTTTGCCAACATCTAGGGGGTTGCCATCAAGGTCTTGAATGTCGTCTTTGATGTCAAAATATTCGCCTTGACCAAAGATTGCTTCAATAATCTCAGCGTGGCGGGTTTCAACGGCTTGTTGAGTGCCTGGGGTTATCAGTCGGCTACGCTCAGATTCACGACTAGCGTCCTCTGCCGCCCACTCACCACGGAATATGCGCTCGTACTCTAGCCAAGCGTCAAGGTAGTTGCTATCTCGGTAGTCACGCCAGCGGTCACAATGGTCAACAACAAAGGAAACCAGTTCCTTATCACCCTCCGTAGGTTCTACAAAGTCGTTTTGATCTAGTTGTTCATCCATTTAAACCCCGCTTATTATGTCTAAAGGTTGCCAGTCCTCGTCTTCATCTCCCTCAAAGTAGGAAGTGACCGCTAACTGGTCAAGATAACTGAGTGAGTCTGGCAAGTCATCGTGGACTCCTTGTGCAGGGAACATCAGCAGTTGGTCAAGGAAAATATCCCAATCTTCGTCTTGATTTAAGATGATGCGCCCATGCTCAAAACGCCCTTGGAGACTCCAAATAATTCGGTCAGCCTTTTTCCTGTTGCCATGCGTCAAGTCAACTATATGCGAATATACATTATTTTTACGCATTAAGTCACTTAAATATGGCAAAACTGCGTTTTTTAGTGCGCCTCGCTCAATTCCAACAGCCAAAGGACGATAGTCTCGCATCGCCATCAGTATCTTTGCCGCAGTCTCACGGATATCCCAACGCCCATGAATAATCTCTTTTACCCACCACTTGCCATCCTCAGTCACCTTGACCACAGAGATAGCCGACTCGTCTAGTCGCTTCTTAGAGTTAGCCGCTTGTTTGGCAACTTCTTCAAATCCTGCTAAGTCAATGGCTATGTAGTAACTGCCAACTTGGGGTTCTTCCCCGTATTTAATCCATTCTTCCTTGAAGATGTCGCTACCAGCATTGGTGAAACTTGCCATGTACTCTTGCTTGAAGGCAAAAGTAGACAGGGTTTTCTTAGCAGACTCAATTTCAGTCGGGTCAATCAGGGGGTTGTCTTTTGTGGTGAAGTGCCAAGACTTCCAGTCGGTGTCCTCTGCGCTCTCGCCCAATCTAAACAAATCGTAAAACCAGTTTCTTCCTTTGGGAGTTCCGATGAACATTGCTCTACCTTTTTTATCGGAGAGGGAGGCTCGGATAACTTGTTCCCACGCTTCGGGCTTGATGTCTGCGACTTCATCGAGGACTGCATAGGTGAGTGAAACTCCACGTAGCGTGTCTGGTCTGTCTGCTCCACGGACGTAGATGGTTGCTCCGTTGATTGTCGTGATGTCTTGGTTGTTGATGTGCGCATTTTGGATAACTTCCCTTCCTAAATCCATTAGAACTTGCCAAATAATCTGTCTAGCCTGACCATTGGTAGGTGCAACATAAAGCACCGCAGAACCTGCTGGGCAACGCAATGCTTCAATAAGCAACGTGATAGCCGCCATACGGGACTTACCACATCGCCTACCAGCGGCAATGACCTTAAACCTCGTGGAATCTTTAAAAACTTCTTCCTGCCAAGGTAATAGTTTGAAGGATAGATCACTCATTCTTAGCCTCTATGTCTTCAGCATCTATGGTTTCAGGATTGTGTGTAATCTCGCCAATACCTGTGATGTTAATGGTTACAGCACTACGGGACTTGCCTTCTTTCTCAAACATACTGACTGGCAACATTCTGTCCATACAGAGTTTGATGGCGGCTAGTTGAGCAGGGTGTTCATCATTAAGGGCTATCTCTACCGCCTTGTGGACAACTCTAGTACCTGCGCTGTTTATCAGGAGGTTCTTGAGTTCTTTGAGTTGAGCAGTCTCAGTCTTGGGTAGGGTGATGAGTTCAGGCTTATCAGCATAACTGGTAAGGGAGAACTGTTTGTTGGTAGAACCCTTTGGGCGACCACGCTGTTTTGTTTGATTCATTTACTTTTGTCCACAATGGGGAAGTGTTTAAAACCATCGAATTCGAGGGAGTTAACCATATTCGTGAGGTTACGCAAATGGTTGCTCTATTATGAACTAGATTTATTTGTTGAACAATAGGGTAATCCCTGATATAGTTAAGACAACGGGGGCATGACCCACCCCTCTATGCGGTTGAGCCGACCAAGTAGGATAAACGTAGTGAACTGGGCGAGTTTCTAGTAACCCTCTGCTAATGTTGTGATAACACCGCAGACAAGGCGAACGGGGCAACGTTGCTTGGGCTTCCATTGTCTGACAAACATGGTTGTAACTTAGATAAACGAGAGGCTCTCTCTTCTTGAGAACTACCTGTATATACGGGTTACAGGCTATCGTCCGTAACTCGTAAGTCAATGACAGGAAGAAGGGAAGGGAAGTATTAGTTAATAGGACAAGTCTTTTCTAGCAATTTCCTAATTTACCTTTTCTTGTGGATGGGGTGTACCCACAAATATTCCACACAGCGACTACCCCCTCCCCCCATACATAAGTAAGCACTAACTAACATAGAAGTAAGCGCACACTAACTACCAGGTTAGCAAGCACTAACTAACTAGGTCAGCGTAAGTAAGTAAGCACACACTAACTAACCAGGTTAGTAGATACTAACTTAGTGGTAAGTGAGCACTCACTAACTTAGTGTATATGAGTGACGCACCATTACAGGGATACTCTACAAACTGTATACTGATATTGCATACAATCCAAGTATAAGTAAGAAAGTATTACAATAGTAATTGACTATCAATATAGTGGAACTGATAGAAAAGATTTTAGATAATTTAGGGTTTATCCTAGTTACTTTATTGTAGTGGTGACGTTATATTAGTAGCACTGGTTAACAAATAATCAGTGTGTTTTTAACTAACTTAATAGGTGTCAATATGGATAAACAAACACAATCACTAGAATCCCTTAATCGTGCAAAGCATGGGGATTCACTAATCAACTATCCTACAATAATAAAAGGGTTTATTGAAAAGGGTATCAATCCCTTAGAGATTAAACCTAGGGAAAACGTGTTTACTTACAATGCTTGGTTAGCCCTTGGTAGGCAAGTTAGAAAAGGTGAAACTGGTGTTAAGTGCGTAACTTGGATTGATACAGAATCCAAGGAAACGGGGAAACCTAGTAAACTAGTAAGACCAGTTTCAGTGTTTCACGTTTCACAAACTGATGCTATACAGTAAAGCATAGGTTATAAACCCTTGGTTAACTCTAGGGGTTTATGGCCTAGGTTTCACAATCTAGGGTTTTAATCAATCTTTTTTAATAGGTGTAAAAATGACTAATCAACAAATTAAAGCATTGCAAAGCATAGGCAAGGGAATCATAGAATCTGCTAACTTAAGCGATACTGGTGCACCAAGTGGCGTTATTTATAGTGCACTAATGGGGCATGGTGCTAGTCTTAATCAGTTCAATTCAATTATGGATACTCTGGTTAAACATGGATTTTTAACGCATGATTATGATAATCATACCTACCATGCTACACCTAGTGGCCTTGCATGGGCTAATAAGGTATAACTAGGGTTTATCCCTATTGTTTAGGGGCTAACAATCCCTAAACTATCAATCTCAATCAACTAATTTAATAGGTGTTACAAATGAAAATTACTGAACAAAAAAACGGCAATTACACTACGTTTGAACGTATCGCACACAATGGATACTACATTGTCAAACTGTATAAAAACGGGCAACTATGCGACAAAATCATGGCCGATACTTACCAGGGCGCAAGGGATTACCTAAAATCATTTAATCTATTGGCTAAAAACTCTTAATAGGTGTTAACTATGCGTCAATTCTTATATGAAACCCTTTGTGGCCTTGCATTTTGTATAGCATGGGTTAGCCTACTGCTTGCATATTTTGATTGTTTAACTTTTTAAAAGGTGTTAATTATGAAATTAAAAGTAAATGAAATCTACATGATGCCAATATTTGGTAAAGTGCAACCAGTGAAAGTTATCAAAATTCACCCATTTGGCACGATTGACGTGCAATTACAAAATGGTAACTGCTATCGTTTAACTGGTTTATCCCTGTAATCTCTATACTGCTAACCCTTTTAACTAGGGGTTAGTGGCCTAGTGATTGTCATTAGGGGCATGGGTTTTCCTATGCTTAATTTTCTTTTTAATAGGTGTCAATATGAAATTTTCAGTTATGCGTAAAGAGTTAAAAGCCCTTAATCGTTTTAGTTCTACTAAGGACATACGTTATTACCTATGCGGTATCCATGTAGTGCAAAATAATCGGGGCACTTACTTGGAATCTACAAACGGACATATGCTAGGGCGTTTGTTGATAGATGACGCACCAAGGGAGAAATGTAGCGTTATTATCGGTAATGACGCACTAAAAACCCTTATTGGAACTGCTAGAAATGCCAATGAAATATTGCATTTCACTATTGACGGCGTAAAAATACACGTTATAACGCCTACTGGTGAACAAACATTCCAAGCATTAGACGGGGCATTTCCCGATTGCGATAGAGTGTTGCCCTTAGTCTTAAAAGATGATGATATTGCGCCCGCTTGCTATAACCCTGAATACGTTTTAGCATTTCACCAAGCCGCATACGATATAAAAGAAAGTAAAAAAGGTGCAACGCCTACTGTATCCATTTTGCAACGGGGCAACAATAGTGGCCTAGTTAATATCGGTGTTGATAACTTTATCGGCGTTATTATGCCCATGCGTGACGGCGGCGGCGCAACAATTCCACAATGGTGTTTTAAACCCACTGCAAAGCCCATAGAGACTGAAACGGAAACAATCTAACCCTGAGACTGTAAACCCTTAGAAATAGGGGTTTATGGCCTATGTCTTAATTCTAGGGCATGGGGTTTTTTAATGTTTATATAAATGGGAGTTACTATGACTGATAAAACTTACAATGGTTGGGCTAACTATGAGACTTGGAGAGTTAACCTAGAAATTTTTGATGGTGTCGCATGGTTAGACCAATTTGATGATGGCATGGAAGTTTATGAGGCCGCCGATAGTTTAAAAGAATATGCCACTGAAATCCTAGAAAATGAAGGCACTAAGGGGCTTACATTTGACTATGCAATGGCCTTTTTAGATGCTGTTAACTGGAGACAGATAGCACAATCCATGTTTGACGCATATAAAGAGGAAAACTCTGAGGAGATAGACGCATGAAATACGAAATCCAACATTTGACATTGTGTGACGATTGGGTAAATACTTGGACAACTTATGACCTAGATGAAAACGAAATCCCTACCATTTTCGATAGTTACCAAGATGCACAAAATGCCCTTAGTGACTTTTTAAAAGAGGAATTAAGGGAATACCAAGATGGAAATATTGCAAGCCCTTACACATCTGAGGAATTTAGAATTATGGAATTAGTTACATGATTTATGCAACTATTGCACTAATTCTACAAATAATCTTAAAACGTAAATAAATAGGAGTTAACAAATGAAAACAGTTTCAATCGGGTTTACCCGTGATGATGGGGATTTTGCCCTATTTGCCACACTTAACAATTTAGATGAATACTTTAATAGTTATGACTTTAAAGAGTTAGTTCATGCCGTTGCATCTGAATTGCAAGCGGCAACAAATATGAAAGTAGAAATTCTAGAACGTGAAGATGCACCAAGTTATGTAACCTTGAATTGTGAGGTTTGACATGGAAATAAACGAACACTACGCCGACAATCTTGCAAACCTCACGGAAGACGAATTATGGCAAGTTTCCCGATACATTGCCGACCATGTGACCTATGAGATTAAAAGCGGTAAAACGCCTGATAAACACACAATTTTTTGGGCACTTGATGCAATCCTTGGAGGAGCATTAGAATAAGTTAGTAAGCACTCACTTACCACCGCCTTCGGGCGGTTTTTTCATGCCCGTTTAAAACCCATTATTAGCATATTGATGTAGGGTGATTAGGGAAGCCCTAAATTATGGCCTTCTAGGGGTGTTTTAATGCGTTTTAGCCCTATTCGTGCGGATAGTTATCGGTGCTGGAAACTGTAACCAGTCCAATGTGCGCCAAATCCATCTCAGTTGTCAGCCCCAAATTCCAAAAATGAGCGCCCCACATTACGCATATTCGTGCGCCCTCCGAAATATTACCGCCTCCAATGGTTCGCATAATCTCCCGCTCTTTCTCTGAGAATCGAATTAAATTATGCTTTGGCTGTGGCTTTGTCATCTCTTAACCCTTTAACTTGTTGCCTCCAATATTCCCCAATAAGTAGGGCGTCTGCTAAGTTGTGATGTTTCTTGAGTTTCAGAGGGGCTTCTGGCCACAGCATACGGGCTACATCTAGGCTCTCATGCTTACCTTGTGGCAAATGGAAAAAGGAACGCCACACTTGTGGTCTCACAAAATGGCACGGCATGGTAGTTAGTTCGCATATTGCCGTTATTGCCCCGACTGCCCTTGCGAATGTCCACATGGCTGAGGCTGATTGACCTGGGCGGCTGTATAGCATCTCTATCGCTATTTCTCCGCCTTCATGTGCTGGCGCGAATTTGAGTAATGCGTTTTTGAACACCATAGCCCGAATGTGTTTTTCTGAGTGCTCTATCATTTGGCAATTTATGAAATTACCCTCTGAATCCAATACACCAACTGCACCCGTTGCGCTTGCGGGGTCTACGCCTATAAACACAGTCATTTTTTAACCTTTTTCTTTGCTACTTTAAGAATTTGTAAACGCTGATATTGCTTTATGGCATCTTCAGGCAAAATTCTCTCTTGCGTTGTGAATCGGTGCTGATTGCCACATTCTCTGCGCCTTGTATAGCCGAAAATGCTTGATTCTCTGCTTTCTTTGATTGTTGTCCAAGCACCACAAGTAGGGCATTTCATTTTGTCTCTTTCAGTTTATTCATTCTTAATCTAAGGTTATCCACAAAGGCTTTCCCACGCTTCTTCTCCATTGATTCGACTATATCTCGCCACCAAGTCGATGCTTTGTGTTTCCCAATGAGGTTGATTTGTTTCATGTAACGGGTTTTCCACTCTTTCGCCAACAAATTCAAGCGTTCCTCGTAAATCTCCTGTGAGGAATAGTGCTTTATCAATCTCTGAAGGTAAGCATGGCTCTCCTCGCCTTCTTCTCGTAAGTAGTTCATGGGCTTCTATCTTGTTCATTTGTTTAGCATCCTGTTAATGTAATCACGAACCGATGACGGCATGGGCGCAACATTCTTTGAATCTTCCTCAATCTTTGCTAGTGCTGGGTCTTTGAAGTTGACATTGACGTTTACAGTCATTTCAGGCACTTCAGCACCATCCCAACGCATTTGGTTGATGTAGACCAAGGGTGCTGGAATAAAGTCCCCATTTGCCTTCTTCCATTGGTCTGTTGTCTGCATCCATGTTACGTGCTTAATAATTTGGTCGGCTTGCAAGTCTAGTTTTAGTTTGTCCCACTTTGCTTTACATTGGGCTTTACCACCTTTTCTAGTGCTTTTAGGCCATGCTGTCCAGAACTCTTCAAACATTGTTATCCTTTCGGGCATAGTTTCTCCAAGGGTGGATAGAACCTATTTCTATCCTTCCCGCTCCAGACTTCATTGTGTTCATCTTGACTCCTATTGACATTGAAATAACAAAAAGCCCCAAGTGCGCTTGACGGGTTTGTTCGCTTATAAATATGGCCTTGTTTACCACCGATGAACCATATCCTTTACCAGTCGCCAAACCAACGCTGGTCGCATTTTTCACAAGGGGTGTGCTTGTGTGCGGTGTTTCTTGACTTGTCAACCCATGCAGGTTCAGTTACGTATCGTGAGTCAAACGGCTGAAATGAAAAACAAAAAAGCCCCTTACAACTGCCCTCGGTGGAAACCCTTCGATTTAAACCAAGGGCGAGAGCATGTGTAAGAGGCTTCATCTGTTGTTTTCCACGACAACGGATCGGATTATATATGAATTCTAGGAAGTGTCAAATTGTCCCCAAATCTTGATGGATATTTCAGAAAATCGTATGCACCTAGTCTGGCACAAGTTTGCTTTAAGTCTTTACCATCGTAGAATTCAGTCGTAGTGCCGTTGCTCATTTTGGTAGGGGTTGCCACGTTCTTTTTCTCATGTAGTGCCGCCAATCCATATCCCGTGATATGCCATGTATCCTCAATGTTTACAACATAGCCAAAGTTCTGCAAGTCATTAAGGTAATTCTCAAAATGAACGCTCACATTGCCCACATTCTGATCTCCATGCGTAAATGATTTCAATGGGCTAGGCTGGTGTTCTAGCCTTCTGAGCATTTGCTTATGATAAGTCTTTAGGTACATAAAATCTCCTTGTTTTGTTAGACCATCCTAAACCCAAATTTATTTTGTCAACATAGGGTTTATCCTAGTATTCAAACATTTATTTTCATTGACAATTCATGCACCACAACAAGTGGGTTACTAAACAGGAGTTAATGATGACAGTAAAAATTAGTGATTTCAAACATCAGATATGCGTCTACCTTGAGGGAATTGGAGAGTGCTTAGTGTGTTTCGACATACTGACGCCAGGCGAGGAACTTGATGCTGACCACTCAGATGACTATGACATAGATTTCGCAGTCTTTGATGAGCAAGATCGGCATATTACTTACGACATAAGCAAGAGACATTACAACTATTGCGAAAACAAAGCAACAGATGAAATGTTTGACATTACGACTGCATGGCGTAAAGACTGGGAGGGTTCTGTATGACGGAACAGGAACTCACGGACTTAGTGAATGACTTGCGTTTCCAAGTTAATGCCCTGAAACAACGAGTGGAAGA